AGTAACAAAACACTTTGAAAACATTGTATTTCTTGGTGTTATCATATATGAGGTAATGAAAGGGGGTGAATGAATCGTGTTTAACTTTTTTCAATCTGAAACTGAACGAATAAACTACATTGTGAAGATGGGTGCTGAATCCATTATCACTGATGAAAAGTTTATCGAACTTGAAATTCAGCGGTTCAAGACCAGTCGAAGAAGAAAAGAAATGCTTGATGGTGAAAGGTACTTTGCAGGTGACCATGACATCCTGAAAAAGAAAAGAACCATCATTGGTGAAGGTGGCAAGGTTGTAACTGTTGACAATCTTCCAAACAACAGGATTGTTGATAATCAATATAAAAAGATGGTCAATCAGAAAGTGAATTACTTGCTTGGTCAACCAATAGCAATCAGGACTGACAATGAAACCTATGACAAGCTATTGAAGCAGATATTCAATAAGCGGTTTATGCGCTTGTTGAAGAACCTGGGTAAGGATTCGCTGAATGAAGGCATTGGATGGCTGTACATCTATTACAATGAACATGGTGAATTCACCTTCAAAAAGTTCAAAGCACATGAAATCATTCCCGGATGGCATGATGCTGAACACACTATTCTTGATTATGCTATCAGGATTTATGAAGTCATTGCTTATGAGGGTTCAGAGGAAAAGACCATTGAAAAAGTTGAAGTTTATGACCAGTCAGGTATCTACTATTTTACATTGGATAATGGTCACCTTGTTCCTGATGAACCGTTCTTTGCAAATTATTTCACTGTGACTGATGATGAAGGTAATGACCAGGGGTGGAACTGGTCAAAGATTCCGCTGATACCGTTTAAGTATAACAGTGAAGAAATACCATTGATAAAAAGCATCAAGTCATTGCAGGATGGACTGAACACCATACTTTCCAACTTCCAAAACAACATGGAAGAAGATGCAAGGAACACAATCTTGGTGCTGGTCAACTATGATGGTGAAAATCTTGGTGAATTTAGAAAGAACCTTGCAACTTATGGTGCTGTTAAGGTCAAGACTGTTGATGGTGCAGCGGGTGACTTGAAAACTTTGCAGGTGGAAGTGAATGCCGACAATTACAAGGCAATCATTGAGATATTCAAGAAGGCAATCATTGAAAATGCAATGGGTTATGATGCCAAAGATGACCGATTGAATGGAAATCCAAATCAGATGAACATTCAGTCCATGTACAGTGACATTGACTTGGATGCAAATGAAATGGAAACCGAATATCAAGCTTCTTTTGAAGAATTGCTTTGGTTTATCAATTGTCATCTTGCAAATGCAGGTTATGGTGACTTTGAAGGTGAAGAAGTTGAAGTCATATTCAATCGTGACATCCTGATAAATGAATCAGACGTCATTGATAACATCAACAAGTCCACTGGTATTCTTTCTGATGAAACACTGGTTGCTAACCATCCATGGGTTGATGACCCACAGAAGGAACTTGAAAGGAAGAAGCAAGAAAAAGAAGCTGCAATGGCTGAATATCAGAATGCTTTCAACCCCTACCCTGCTGCTTCCAATAAGGGCGGTCAAGGTGGTGTTGTAGATGAAGAATAGTGCTTATTGGAAGCAAAGGTTTGAACAACTTGAAGCTGCAACCAACAAGAATGCTGCTTCTACCTTCAACATCATTCAGGAACAATATCTTGCAGCGGAAAAAGAAATCGAAAGGCAGATTTCAACCTGGTATCAAAGATTTGCAAAGAACAACCAAATCACAATGGCAGAAGCAAGAAAGCTTTTGACCAGTGGTGAACTTGCTGAATTCAAATGGGATGTCAAAGAATTTATCAAGTACGGTGAACAAAATGCATTGAATCCTATTTGGATGAAGGAACTTGAAAATGCATCTGCAAGATTCCATATTTCCAGGCTTGAAGCTTTGAAACTGGAAACACAGCAGACCATTGAAAAGCTGTTTGGTGGTCAGCTTGATGAAGTTGATAAGTTACTAAAAAAGACTTATTTACAGAACTACTATCACACAGCATATGAGATTCAGAAAGGTTGGAACATTGGATGGGATATTGCAGCGATTGATGAAAGGACTGTTGAAAAGTTAATTTCAAAACCATGGGCAACTGACGGAAAAAATTTCAGTGACAGGATATGGTCAAACAAAGCTGCCTTGATTGATGAAGTTCAGAAACAGCTTACAAGAACAATCATGCTTGGTAAAGAACCTGATGATGCAATCAAAGCTATTGCTGCAAAGATGAAAACGTCACAGGGGCAAGCAGGAAGGTTGGTGATGACTGAATCCGCTTATTTTGCTTCACAGTCACAGAAGGATGCTTTCAATGCACTGGATGTTGAAAAGTTTGAAATTGTGGCAACCCTGGACAGTCACACATCTGAAATATGCAGGGAACTTGATGGGCATGTGGAAGATATGAGAAATTATGAACCAGGTGTCACTGCTCCCCCCTTCCATCCTTGGTGCAGGACAACCACTGTTCCCTATTTTGAAGATAGCTATGGGGAAAGAGCAGCAAGGGGTGCTGATGGTAAAACCTATTATGTACCAAGCAACATGAAATATAATGACTGGAAAGAAACATTTGTTGATGGCGGTTCAAAGGATGGATTGCAGGAAGTCACTGGAAGTGGTAAAATCAAGTTACCTATAAACACAGACAGCGAAGTTTATAAGAAGCTTGGTGAAGAACATTACAATGCTTTGCATGACATTCTGAATGAAGCACCTGAAAAGCAAAAGGTAGTTTGGCAGAAGCTTGAAAATGACTTGACGGTTAAAAGCGCAACTTCAAAGGTTCATCCATGTTGTCATGGTACACAGGGAATTGAAATGGATGTCGCAAGGGATGCGAAAGGTACAAGTTATTCAAAACCCTATCAGACTACATTTCATGAATTTGGGCATAATATTGACTATATTGCTAATAAGAAGTTTGGTAATGGACTATCAATTCAACCATTTTCTTATACTTACCAAGACAACATCTTTGGAAAGACCCTGGAAAAAGAAATCAATGACAGGGTTGATGCCCTGGCAGCAAAGATGAAAGCAGACTTCAAAGCACATGCGGATGACTTTGAATGGTTGCATAAGAATGGTTATATCAGTGATTGGAACTATGATTTTTTCAAGAAATACGGTTCATGGGTTGGTGGAAAGCCGAAGTTTTCAAAGTCAATGGCATACAGTGCTATTGAAAAAGAGGTAAAAGAATTGACCATGGTTGTAAATGCTAACCTGTCAGACATCTTGGAAGGTGCAACCAAGGGCAAAATACAATGCGGATTTGGGCATGGAAAATCATATTGGTCACAAGCTGAACATAAACTATCAACAGAAGCCTTTGCTGAAATGTTTGATTCAAGTGTTTGCAACACAGTTCAGTTTGAAGCAATAAAGAAATACTTCCCTGAATCATGCAAAATCTTTGAAGAAATACTTGATGCAATTTTGAAGGGGTGATGAAATTGCTTGATGAACTTTTGAACAAATATGCTGAACAATTTGATGATAATTTCCCCATCTTTGCTGTTCGTGGCAAGGATGAGGATGAAATCATCAAGATTATTCAGAAGTGTTTGGATGAAAATAAACCTTTTGAACCTGAATACCTTGATGGTGTTGACTATTAACCGAAAACCAACATATTGATTGAAGCATCCTGAACAAGGGTGCTTTTTTCATACCCAAAACCGCCTTTTTGGTATTGAAGGCGAAAAAGAACAAGACAAATGATACTGGACTGAACCAGGTAAAAAATGAATTTGAAAGGATGGTCAAAACAATGAAAAAAGAAGATTTGGTGAAATTAGGACTTGATGAAGAAACTGCAAAGAAGGTTGCTGATGCATCTGCGGAAGAACTGAAAGGCTTTATCCCAAAGGCAAGGTTTGATGAAGTCAACACTGAAAAGAAGAACCTTGAAGCTGCAAAAGCTACATTGGAAGGTCAGCTTGAACAGCTTAAAAATTCCACTGGTGATGTGGAATCCATGAAGAAGCAGATTGCAGACCTTCAAGCTGAAAATAAGAAAAAGGATGAAGCACATGCTGCTGAAATCAAGAAGCTGAAAGTGGATTCTGCTGTTTCCGCTGCACTTGCTGCTGCAAAGGCAAAGAATGAAAAAGCGGTCAGGGCATTGCTTGACATTGACTATGAAAAGGTTGAACTTCTTGAAGATGGTACAATCAAAGATTTGGCTGACCAAATTAAGAAGCTGACCGAAGCAGAGGATTCCAAGTTCTTGTTTGACACCGAAAAGAAGAAGCAGACATTCAAGGGTGCAAAGCCTGGTGAATCAGGCAATGATGACGATAATGACAGCATGACCCTTGACAAGTTCCTTAAATTAAGCACAGAAGAACAAATC